CAGGATATCGGCATTGGCAATATTGGCCATAAAAAAGCCCCTGGATTCAAAATACTCAATGGCAGTTTTGAAAGCGGTCCCAGGCCCCCACAACACCTCGGCAAAATCAGAGTCCATGCCAATACTTTCAACACCGATATCCCAGGCGTTCTGGAGACCCATGGCAAGCAATGGAGAGGTCCTTGTGGCATCCATTCTATCAAAGAGTTTAACCAGGCCCTTTTGGGCTGATTTAAAACTGCTTGCCCTGGACAAATAATCTTTGACGATGTCGATGTTTTTAGAAAACCTGGGAACAGCCAGTTTTACCTGGCGGTCAATCAGCTTGTCTATCTCATCCTGGGAGGTGTCGCTGAAATCAATTATCTCTTCTGAAAAGGCTTTAAACGGGGTGTTTTGTTCCGCCCGGTTGACAAGCACCTCTCCTTTCTGAGGCTCAGGGATATTGTATTTTTCATACAGATATTTTTGACTCACAGGCAAGCCGATATCATTGATGATGATCTTGTCTGTTTCTGCATGCTCCTTGGAATTCTTTGATGGCTTGGTGTGGATGACAAACCGGGGGTACTCCGTGACATTGGCAAAATTGTAATCCACGATCCACTGGACCAGGGTCTCGTTAAAGCACTCGCACAGCAGATCCGCATCCGCCTCACATATGGCCTGGCGGACTTCGTCAAGGGTCTGGGAAGCATTATAGGCCCCGGCATCCTTGATATCCGTGGTGCCGGTCTGGGACAGGACTGTTTTGGTGTTCTGCTTGTCCATGTATTCGCAGAGCGTTTCATAGGTGACCTTGCCACCCCGGGTGGCTTCCAGAAGGTCAATCTGCATGTTTTCCGGGATGACAACCCCTGTTTCCTGCTGAAGGGCTTCAATGGCTTCCAAAAGCTTTTGTTTGTGCTCTTTGGCCTTGCTGCCCCCGGGGGGATACTTGCCCACGGGTGTGGGGCTGCCGAATTTGTCCAGGAAGACCATCCAGAACTTGATCCCGTGTTTCTTAAACCAGACCGGCCACCACATCTTTTGCCCCAGGCCCTTGCCATAGGGATTGTCGCTGGACCCGTAGGTGAAGACCACAAACTTTCTGTCCGGTACCGGCTCCCCTTCAACCATATTTTCCGGCGTGATCAGCCGCAGAGACCTATCCGGGGTGAACTGGAACCGTTTGGGATGTTTGGCCCTGAATTTTGAAATCACATATTGACCATTTTTGACCGTCCACATGATCTCTATGACATAAAACCCATAGAGAACGGCCAGCAGGATCTCCTGGCAGGCCTGTTTGAAATTAGAGTCCTCCAGGGTATCTTTTACAAACTTGGCAATGTCCTTGGCAGGCTTGGTGTCTTCTCCCGGGATGACATCCCAGGGTCTGCTGACAACGGCAAGAGTTCTTTGCTGGAGGACAGCCCCGGCATGGCCGTCCCGCTCCACTTCGTCATAGAGCTTTAACCCCTTGCCGGAAGCTTCACTCCTGAGAACCGGATCCGGGTTCTCCAGGCGGTTGATCCAGCCGGCATAAATATCAATGTCCTTCTGGGCAACGGCAATTTCATCCACAATCGGTTTTTGTATTGTTTCCATCAGTTCTCCAAAAATCCGTCAGATTTGGCAGAGGCTCTTTTCTTGCCGGTGGATTCAAAGTCTATTTCTCCCGGGCCTTCAATCTCATTGACCGCATACACCGCCATCACCCCTGCAATGGCAGAGTCCCCGTGGCGTTTCTTTTTGGACTTTTTGTCCTTGGCCTGGGCCTCGGCGATCTTGGGGATCCCTTTGATTTTCTTGACGGCCCTGTGATCTTCCATGACATCCGCACTGGCCGGAAGGTCCATGCCCCGGTCTTCAATGGTGGCTTTATAAATGGGGAACCATCTCCCATACCAGGTGTCTGTGGCCTTGATCATGTGGATGTTGTCTGCCCCGTACCGCTGCATGGCAAACTCTGCCAAAGACTGGCCGTTGCCCCGGGCATCCATGGCCCCGCCCCTGAAACATGGCAGCCGGTCCAGCACATAAAACAAAATCTGTTCCTGCTGCCGGAAGGGAATGTTGAACAGCTCCAGGTTAAAAATGACCCTTATATTGGAGTCGCTCTTTTCCTGGACCGGCCAGATCACGGTCAGGTTCTGATCCCGGGCAAAGTCCTCTCCAAAATGGCAGGCCCGGTCCGGATCCAGTGCATCCAGATACGGCTGGACAATTTCTTCCAGCCATTCCTGGGTTTCTTCCCACCGGTCTTCATCGGGCAGCTCCGCCCATTCATCCTTCTGACTCCAGAAGATGGTATCAATATCTTTTTTCATGCAGTTTTTGATCTGGGGCCGGGTAAAGTAGGCACCGCCACCCTGGGAAGGAATGCAGAACAATTCTTCATCCGCATCATCCCCATAGAAATCCACGATCTCCTGCCGCCATTTTTCTTGACCTTCCTGGCTCCAGGTCTTGCCGGTTCTAAGGCAGATCCTTTGATACAGGCCGTCCCTTAAGGCATCATCAAAGGTGATGGTGTGGAGGCTATAGGGTTTTTTCCGGGCCTTGATCTCTTCGATCAGAAGATTGAATTCGTTTTCTTCCCCGTCATGGGTGGAGATGATCACCACCTGGCCGCCCCACATGAGAAGGGCAATGGCAGCCTTTAAGAGTCCTTTGAAATCGTCATGAAAGGCGGCCTCATCAATGACCACCTTGCCCTGCATCCCCCTTAAGTTTGACGGCCTGGAGGAAAGCGCAACGATTTTATGGCCGGATGCAAACCGGACACGAAACGTGATGATATCTTTGTTCTCATCCTGAAAAACATATTCTTCTATTTCTGATGCCGCCTTGTTGTAGGACTTGGCCCAGGCCCCGCAATCTTCAATAAACTCCTGGGCCATATCTTTGTTGTACCCGATGTAATAGACATCCATCCCGTTTTTGCGTGCAGCCAATAACGCATCTTCACTGGCTTCCCCCCAGGACAATCCGATCCGCCTGGACTTTTGAATCACCTTCACCTGGGTTTGATCTTTCTGCCACTTCACCTGGTACGGCAAAAGCACCGTGGGCGTTCTTTTAGACCGGTCTTCTTTTACATGGTCAAGACTCATCAGCTCACCCCCAGGATCTGACGCCGGATCATGTCGGCAGCCTCATCAGACAGACCGCCATCAACCTTGGTGTCCCCCCCGGCATCCGGGTTGTATTTGGCCTTCATCTGGTCGATCAGCTCCATGGTCTGTTTGAGTTCCCGGACCTGAGAAAGCTGAAGGGTATCCGGCTGGGCAAGCATTTTATTCAGTTTCAGTTCCACCACTTCCTGGAGGGCGGCCACGGCATCCGATGGGGTATTGATATTTTTGAGTCGTTCCGGGTTGGAGACCGTTGCAGAATCCGCTGATTTATTCCCAACCGTCTTCTCTATGGCGGCAAAGGCATAAACGCTTTGGGGATCACCGCTGCCCAGAGCTGTCTTCAAAAGCTTTGCCCGAAGCTTTACCGTATCCCGTTTGATGGAACTGAGGGCGTCCCTGTATTCTCTTCTGGCATCGGTCCAGTCTTCATCCTTGCCCCAGCGTTTAAGCTGGGCAACGGATACGCCTGTTGACCGTGCCACCTGATCATAGGTATAGCCCTCAGTCACAAAAAGGTCTTTGGCAATCTCCCGGATTTCGTATGAATACCCTTCAGGCATTTTTAGATCCCCAAAGACCTATTTATTGCTGCGATTTCTGCACATATCTTTTTATGCAGGATCAACTTGTCTGCCATTTCAAAAGCCTGCTGGGTCAAAAGATCATGATTGATCTCTGAAATGGGCGCATGGGGATTGAGTTCTGTCCGGATACCGGATCTTAACCCCTCAATGGATGTCTCAAGCCTTTTTGCCTCCAGGACCTTTTCTTGCTTTTGGCCTTGCCATATCAAGCGTTCAGTCGTCATCTGCACACCTCTTTGTCTATTCGATCCACCAGCCGGGTCATGGTCTGGGTGTTAAGGGTGATAATTTCTTTTAAATCACCGGCCAAATCAGCATACTTTTTTACCAGGGAGACGTTGGTGAGATATTGTTCCCGCTGTTCCTGCATATCCTTTGTGTACTGCCGGAGGATTTCGTCGGTCTTTTGCTTGTCAAAATACCAGACAATCAGGACCAGCCCGATAGGCCCAAGGCCGAGAATCATTTCGAGGATTTTTAAAAAATGCGGCGCTGCCAATACAGTTGCCGGTTCCATCAGACCTCCTTTTTCTTTGAGCTTAAAAGCTCCCAATGAGCCAGATCGTTGAACTGCTGATCACTGACGTCTTTATCTCCGTCCCAATCACCGCCCCACCGGACCTGGATACCGAGCTGTGATGCCTTGCCCAGAACAAATCCCGAAAAAGTGTAAAACTGGTTGGGTTCATCCCAGGGGATACCCTTGTCTTTGATCCAGGGGCCGACATCAACGGCCATGGACGGCATGATATTGTGCTTGCCTTCCGGCCATTGAACTTTTGATTTGCCCTGCTGAAAAAGCTGGTTTTGCCGCCGTCTGGCCCGGTGGCCTTCGATGATGGCACAGTCATACTCTTTGACAACTTCCCTGAAAAGTTCCTGGAGAAGGGGATGGCAGGTATCAAGTTGCAGGTTGGATTTGTTTGAAAATTGTGCCATTACATTGAAACCTCCTGTGTTCGTCATTAAAATCGTAAAGTCTAAAAACGATCACAGGTTAAGGCTTTATGGGAGGAGGGTCTTTTGAAATATTTCAAAAAATCACTTCACCTGGAGCTGAAGGATGCAACTCCGGGTGAAGATTAAAAAAATAAATATATTGCACACTTTAATCTGAAAGGATTAGTTATACTAACGTTTTTGGCCTATATAGTGTCATACTGCGAATCAGCCGCGCGGCTGATTCGCGGTGTGAGGCTCATTTTCTTTTAAATAAAATTTTTAATTGAATAGCCACATGCCTTTAATTCTTTTGAGACTTCATTTTTCCAAGCACCATACTCGTCCATTACAACATAAACAACACCACTAATGTCATTCGGTGTTTCAATGTTTCCTTTAACCAAAGAACAAACGTTTTCCCTTCCAAGTTTAGCCATAAGATATCCATGCTCAAATACTACGTTTTGACGGGCTCTATTTTTGGGCAGGATGTTTGATTCATGTACTCCTCTGCCTTGGTCACATGCAGTATAGAGTACAAGGGCAAAGTCAGCGTCATTTGAATAGTGTTCAATTTTTTCGATTATGGTCATTCCCGCACTGGCTTGTTCATGTAGGATAATCGCCTCTAAGCCTAATTTTTCAATAAAACGACTAACCTCTTGCTTGGCTTCATTGTCACGACCGTGGACGATGAATACCTTTCGCTTGTTTCTGGCGATAGTTTGAGGTGCCGGTGTGGAACTTTGATTTGTATTTGTGGATTGATTAGACTGGATCGGTTGCCCGAACTCTAGTACGTCAAGTGCTGGGGTGAATTGCTCGGATATATATGTACGCCTTTCCGCATACGTTTCGAATTTTTGTTTGATAAATCCCCAAAATGTGTCCAAATTGCGATGCAACCGCAACCATTGAGGAAGCATTGGAGCAACGTCTGGATCGCTTAAAAGTTCGTGCCGCAAAACTTCGAATTCATATGAATCTGCTGCAAGTCCAGTTGCCCTAGCCGTAAGCAAATTGGCGAGGTAACTTACTTTGTCGAAGTTGGTCTCTAAGAATTCGATGCTCACTTTGCCGATTCCTTTCTGTTTCAATTTTTGTTATGAAGCTTAACGTGAAGCTCACAGGTTGCGCGGTTGTTTGCGCAATAATAGTGCAGAGCTTTGTTAGCCCTCTGTATTTGAATTTGGTTCTGAAATCTTTTTATTTTTGTCTCGCCAAATTGAATACAACAAATTTAAGACAACAGGAATCAAGACAACAAATAGCCAACTAGTTGCTTTGCTTGATGCATCGAGTTCACGAATTACCGAACTTGTGAAATTCTTTTGTTTCTCTTCAAACACTTTCTCTTGATTTTTTATTTTTTCAGATATCGTATTTATTGAGTCCTTTAACCTTGCTATTGTTAAAACTTCTTCAGGTTTCAACGGATCAATGGCTTGTCTTAATCCAGTAACTTGCTCCTCTAATTTACTTATTTTTTTTTCAACATTGTTAGCAAACGCGGATAAATCTGCATTGGATGTATTATTGGTGTTTTTAACGACAATGCTGCTTGTAATTATTTCTGAGAGGTCTTTTTTAAGAACTTCAACTTGATTTTTTAGCTCAACAAGTTCAACGTTGCTTTTTAATCTTTCGTATTTTTTTTCTTTAAAACTTACATATTGAAAGGCAATAGCAAAAACCATCGCAAACATCGCTATGAATGATGTTGCATATTGAAAAATTTGATCAAATTTTCTTTTAACCATTTTAAATACCTATACTATTTTATTTTGGCTAACAATAAGTTTACCAGTTTCTTTCTGATGAACATCCAAAAATATCAAATCGGGCAACATACAGATTGCTATCAGAGAGATATGAGAATTACAACAAACTTTCTAAAAATAATCTTATTTTTTAACAGTATAACACTCAAATCGACGGGATAAACAGAAACATATAATTCCATTTTCAGATTACAATATATGGGAAAGAGCATGGCCAAATGAATCAACATGCTCATTCAATATATGGAGATATAAATTCCTCAGGCGATCCGACTTGTTTAAAGCTGATACATAAAATTATGTTAAAAAAGATTTTGTTCCCGAATTTTCGATTTAGGATTTTTCCTGCGTTGTTCCTGGATGATAATGCGGATCTGGCGGGTGGTGAGTTGGTAGGCGATGGCAAGCTCACGAAAGTTAAAACCGTTAAACTCTTTGTAAATTTTCCGGTCACGACCGGCCCGAATTACGGAGTCCGGTTTGGGAAAATAGATAGACTCGCCCCCGAATGTGGTCAATAATTTCTTTGCAGCAGTCACCCCAACAGCGTCCACCACATCAATCATATCCCCTTCGAAGTCGTGTCTATCTATTTCATCCCATTGGTTCATTAAAATAAATCTTCCTTTTTTATAAAGCAGCCATATCAAGGGTGATGTTCTGCCATTGTCCTTCCGGGCCGGTCCTATTGTATATCCTAAAATAAGACTTGGATCCGGCCACCTGGAGGCTGTCTGTAATGGCGGTCATGGCTTTTTGCCAGAGCGCATCCTGGATGTCCAGCCGCCGCAAAGAAAGAATGCGCCGGGTATTGATCCGGCCCTCCTGGTCAACCGCAAATGCATCATTGATAATGGTTCGGACCTCTGCCCGGCTGTTCTCGGTCCATTTGTTCAGGCAGTCGTCAATCATTTTCTTGGCCACTTGCAGGCGTTCATCAAACACCAGGTATTCACTGATCTGGACCTGGGCCTTGTATCTCATGTCGTAGCTGTACAGGGTCAGGTTCCCCTTTTTCCCACCGATCTTGACATCATATTCCTGGGCAGACAGGTCCACAAAGGCATCAATCTCGCTCATGGCCATGTCTTTAAACTCGCTCATGGCCTTTTGTACCTTCCGGGCGTTCTCCACCAGGTTCCGGACCAGGCCGTCCCGGGTCTTGTCAATTTCCTTTACATTGTCCACATGGACAAGACGGCCCTGGCCGTCAGACATATAGTCGTTTATGTTCATTTCTATTGCCTTTTTTTGAGGGGTATAACGATTTCTCTGGCAGACTTTACACCAGGAACTCATGCCGTCTTTGCTTTTATTATCCACAGAAAAATTATCCAGGGTGGCCTCCAAAAGAGGGTCCCCGGTATGATCCTTATTCGCACATTTTTTCTTTTCAACTATTCCCAATATTCTTCTCCTTCTGATGTTGACGGTTTTGATGCTTCACCATCATTTGAACCAGTTTTAGAAGGTCTTCAGGTTCCAGCCATTGGGCCGTTTCAACATCAAAGCGTTTTTTTGCGATGGCATCCACATAGCCCCAGGTAAGACCCATATCCAGAATGATGGCCTCCAGTTTTTTCATGAGGGCTTTTTTCCCATGGGGAAGGTTGCTGACATCTCGTTTTGACCGGGTCTTTGATGTGGTCTTAAATCCCAGTCTCTGGAATTGCCCCATAAGTCGATCAAAAGTCTTGTCCGTCAAATCTTTTGAGGTTTCCGCCCCCACGCTGGACAGCAGATCCCTGTATTCCTCCTCCTTCATGCCGACCTGGGCCTTGGCAATATGGATCACGGCTTTTTTCTTATTGCTGATCATATCGCCTCCTTGACCGGATAACATTTTGCGTGCTCCCAATCCGGATCACAACTGAATTGGCACTCTTCAATCCGTGTATGGGGTTTTGAGTGAGGGCAATCCTGGCGAGATTCGCAATCACTGTCCCTGCATACAACCAGGGCCGGAGAACTCTTCTTTTTTAAAATGTTTTTCATCAGTGTCTTAATCATTGTTTTCCGCCTTTCCCTGTTTGAATCTGGGCATCCCGTATTTTGCCGGAGCCCAATTTGCAGCCGGGATGGTGGCCCTGTCACCACAATTTGAACAGGCACTGCCGGTCCTGGAGGATTCAAACAAATATCCGCATTGAAGGCAGCAAAGCATGATTAAACGAGGCGATCTTTTCTTGGCCTTCGGTCTAAACCATCCTGTTACGATTCTGCTCATGCATTCTCCTTTATTGACAATGCCAGCCTGCCCGGCTAACATTGTCAATGCAATGTGACCATTGCGGTTTTGGCCTGGGAAGATGGTGGTGCATCTCCCGGGCCTTTCTTTATCCCTCTTCAAGGATGTAAGAGAGTCCTTTTTTGATAATATCCAGGTGCTCTAATGCCTGGGTTGCCGTATCCTTTGACCTGAAGGCAAGGCCGGAACAGATCAGGCGGTTCAAGTTAACCGTTGCCATGACCAGAGGATCCGGTTCAAAGGCTTCAACATTGGGATTCTGGGCCTTATTCTTCCCCTTAAGGGTCAGGCGCCACAGCTTTTCCTGTCCTGAGCCGTAGGTTCTTTTCACGCCTGCCTCCTTGAGATAGCCGTCCGCCCGATATTGTCTGAACCGTTTGTACACATAGGCGGTTGAGGAACTGGCAAGTCTGGCAATCTCTGCGGCAGAAAATGTGGTGCTGATTTGCATGGCCCGCCAGATCTTGTCGACCCCTTCTATACCGGGTTTTTGAACCAATTCACAAAACTGGTAAAGGCCGTGATCAATCCGGCGCAAATATCCTCCTTTAACAAGGTTATCAAATGCATACTTGGTCTGATCCGATGAAAGGCCCAGGCTTTCCCGGGCTTCTTTTTTCTTCACAATGCCGTTGGCAGCTGCAAAGTTTTTTACCATTTCTGTAGATGCGGACTTCATCATCGTGGCTCCTTTTCAGGGGTGGGTGCTATCCGCCTGTCAGGCAGGGCCTCTATCATTTCAAGCGTGATGGTTTTGACCTTATTGGCCCTGGACTGCCGTTCAAGATCCACCATCAGATGATACAGCAGCCGAAAGGATCCCTGACACCGTCTGACCAATTCTGCCGATGCTTCCGGCATAATTTTCAGGTCACAGGCTTTCATACCGAAGATGGCAACATCCTCGGTCCTGACTGGTCCGAATTCCACCACCCGGGTGACCCGTTCCCAGATCCTGCGCCTGGCAGTGAGCCTGCCATAAAGGCTGGGCTCACCGATCAGGACAATGGGGGCACCGGTCTCATCGTGGATGTCCCTTAAATGTTCGATATTGCTATTGGACAGGCGGTCTGCCTCGTCCATTAGAATCACCTTGGGATTTCTGTCCAATTCTTCCATGATGATCTGTTTGGCCTTATCCGAACGGCTAGGCTGCATGCCGTTTATCTTGTGACAGATCTGGGCCAGCATGGCCCTGGGGGTCCAGCCTTCAAAGACCCGGATATAAATGGTTCCCGGAGTTCTGACGGCATACTCTTTTGAGCACTGGGTCTTACCGCGACCGGCATATCCCCATACCACCATGAAACCGGGCTGGCCTTTTACCGTATCCGTAACAACACCGGCAGCCTCTCTGAAGGCCATGACCCGGGATGTTTCTATAAAAACGTTTTTCACTCAACCTCCTTTATTCAAAATTATAAACAAGTTTCAGATCTTCAAACCGCTGCCGGTAGTTGTTGAATTCCGGCAGCAATTCAAATTCTTTCATAAATTGCCGATCCGCTGTCCCGGGTTCCCGGCCATGCTCATGCACCAGCTTGAAACACCATTCATAATGCTCCAGGTCTGATGACCAAAATTTTGGCCGTGGGATCTCAGGCAGAATATCCTTTTCTGCTTCCGCCTTTTCCATCACCAGCTCAAGGCGTTTGATTTCTTTTTCCGTCAATTTTTCAGGACTGTTTGATCGTTTTTTATTATGATGGTTTTGTGAATGGGCACCAGTTAGCACCGGCACCTTCTGGGCAAACGGCAGGATATTCAGGCTATCCTGAGCGTCCTTGGTAACGCCCATGGCCTCAAGCTGTTTGATGGCCTCGTTCTTATGCCGGGCCAGGCGTTTATTATGGTCTTTTACCTGGGCCACCGAGACTTCATCCCCAAAAAGGCTGGCCATGGGGTGCAGGGCCTGTACCGGGTATGCTTCTCCTAAATAATCACCGTCCTTTGTATAGCACCAGACCGTCCTCAGATCCGCCGTGTTATAACGGGCAATGATCTTCTGCTTTTTTGACAGATTGTGCAGGCAGTCTGCCTCATAATCGATTTTCCACAGGGTGATCCTGCAATTGTGGGGCAGAACATCCTTTCTCCATAAAAAGTCATGGTTGAGCTGCACAGGGTCAATTCCAGGGCCTCGACCGGGCAGGAAGATTTCTTCAGGGGTTCCGTTAAGCTCCCGGTGGGGTTGTCTGGCATACCAGTTAAAATATGCGTCAAGGATATGGGCGGCTTCCCGGATAGTGGGGATCCAGTTGTTGGTCCTGGCCGTATGCCATGCCTTTTGAAACTTTTCATTCCGATGCATCCAGGCGGGTTTTGTGATAATGGAGTCCCCACAATAGGAGGGCATCATGAATTCTACTTGTTCCTGGACTGTCCGGAACCACCTTTCAACCACCTTGGCCCTGCCATTATAGGGTTTGGCAAAAGTCACGGCCGTGCCCACCCTGGCATAAAGTCCTGTCATGGCTTCAAAATCAGGGTCTGTCTCTGTAAAGACCTTTGCCTTGAACGCCTTGCCATTATCCAGGTAGACACATTCCGGATACTTGCCCAGGGTTTCCACGGCATTCCTGAATGCCGCCAGAATGGCAATGGAATCTTCATCCGGCATAATCTGCCATCCAACCGGATACCGGCTGGCCCAGTCCAGGAAAACAATCAGTTTCATCCGGCAGGGCTTCCCGGTCACAGGGTGCAGAATAAAAAAGTTTAAGGTCTTGCCGTCTGCAACCAGGCATTGACCGACCTCAAGCAGTCCTGCATCCCTTGTGGCATAGGGGCCGTATAAATCCTGATACGCTTTCATGCCATCCCGGGCCAGACAGATCACATGGGCGTTGTATTTTTCATAATCTTTGAGCCACCGCCTGAAGGTGCTTTCATTTGGTTTTTCCGAGGAGTCGGATTTTTCAAGGGTAAGTACAGCTGCTCTGATAGCCATCATCACGGTTGGCCTGGAGGCATGGAGGTAGCATTTAAGAAAGACAGCCTTTGCCGTTTCTGAAAGGCTTCGGCCCTTGTACTTGGTTGTGCCGTGCTTTTTCCAACCGCCCCGGCCATCACAAAGAGCCATGTAATTGTCGTCATGGGTCCGCAATTTTTTATCCAGGGCATCCAGGGTCCGCTCCTGGATTTCACCAACAGTATCAAAAATATTCGGCAGCAAAAGACCGGCATTGTATGCCAGGAGGAAATCTTTGGCAGCCTGGCCCTTTTGTCCCCATCCTGCCTTTTCTTTTGCGAGGCGAAAGGCGTGGACCAGGTTATACTTTGCAAGGCCAATCTTATTAGATCGCTTGGGAACCGGCTTTTCATGGATGATGGCAGGCAGCCCTGCATTGCCGGTCACAGCTTCCCGGACAACCAGGCTTGCCTGAACCGTGACCGGCAAAAGATCCCGGACAAAAAACAATTCATTCCCGCCTTGCTTTGACTTTTTTACCACCGGCCAGTTGTCTTTAACCGCCCGAAGCCGGACCGCCTTTGTCCCAACATCCAGAGCATCTGATATCTGTGATTCAGCCACAAGGTTCATAATGATCTCCTAATCCTCACTCTCCGCGATTTTAACCAGGTTTTTGAGCCACTTGATTAATTCTTTTTTTGATGAATTTTTATAGCCTGAGTTCTGTTCTTCAGATAAAATGTCCAGCATCACCTGGTATTGTTTTTTAAAAAGATTGCTGACAAGCTGGGTGTTCTCAACCTGCTTTTTTAATTTTGCACGATCCTTTTTGACGACCTCACCCCTCACCCCTTTGACCGCCTTGTTCACAAGAGCTGCTGTCAATTTTTTGCCGTCATTGAGCTGTTCCAGAACAATCCCCCAGGCTTTGACCTGATCATCAGGGGTAAGTTTTGTCAGGGGCCTGGTCTGGGCTTCGTTAATGGGAAGGATGATTTCCTGGGCGGGATGGGATTCAGTCTGATTGTGTTTTTCACACAACCCTTCCGGCCGGGTGCATTTGCCGAATTCGCCTGGAATTTTCACACCTGTTGTTTTATTGGCCAGGGCTTTTTTCCACTCGCAATCTGTGCATTTCTCTTCAGCGATATCCTGGGATTGCTCGGAATCAATCTCAGAAAAGTCCGCAATTGCGGACATTTTAGATTCCAAAAAACTAACGGCACGGTAACCATCTATTTTTTGATAAGCTGTACTTTTCCCAAGGTCCCAGACTTCTTTGCAATATTTCTCAAAGGTATACTTTGGATAATCTTCTCTATATAAACGGTTGTCCCTGATTTCAGAAAGCGCTTGACCGACCTCTAAAAAAGTGTTGAGTCCTTTTTTTATAATCTGTTCACACTCATCAAATCTGACCCGCTCAATTTCCGTCAATTGGGCCGTAATATCCTTGCCTTCCTTTATTAATTCCACCATTGTTTCCGCCATCATATCCTCCCTATGCAGCTACCTTGCCGTTTTTAAAATGCTCTTCTGGGCATCCTTCGTTCACCAAATAATCAACCAATCCCTGGGAGGTTCTGTCCCCCTTTAAAAAAAGACTGACAAACGGTTCAGACCGTCCGGATTTTTTTGCAATTTTTCTGGCATTGAGTCCTTTAATAACCATCCAGATTTTAATACCTTTTAATGCGTTCATTATACCTTCCCTTGCATCCTGAGCTTTTCAAGCCGAATTCTGCTTTCCTTTAACCTGGCATCACTTTCCCGTTTTTCTTCAACCGCTCTCCCGATCTCAAAAAAGGCCATTTCACTGTCATCAAGTACATGAATTCCTGACCCTGAGAAGGCTGCCTTGATAACTCGATTGTCATTTGTGATCACAGAAAATGCCGCTGCATACTCCAAAGGCATCCGCCAACCATTTTTTGACTCTGCGGCCCAGTTGGCAATATGGTTTGCAGACACCTTCTCCCCCAGTAACCTGGACATCTCATCTGCTATTTCTTCTCTGGATAACGAACAATTCTTAAGCGCTATCTGGACGGCTTCTTGGACCGCCTCAGATCGTCTGAAGCTACCGGCAGGACGTTTGAATGATTTTGAAGTTATAAAGGGAAGGGATAGCTGCTTTGCCCTAAGGTCATAAGCTGTCGTTGAATTTGCCATTGCAAAAGATCCCCAAAAAAAGTACAGTCAAACAGATAAAAAACTTAACCTAATCAGTGTTTTAAGTCCATTTGGATTTAATGTCAAGTAAAAATGGACTTATATAATGAGAATTATTACATATGGATTTAAAATCCTCAATAGGATCGCGTCTTAAAGAAGTCAGAGGGGCTCTCTCACAATCTACATTTGCAGACGTTTTAAAAGTGAGTCAGGGCACCGTTGGCAGGTATGAAAGGGATTTAAGGTCTCCTGATGCTGAATATATCTTGTTGTTGAAAAAACATTTTAATGTTAATCCTAATTGGGTTATTTCAGGGGAGCCTCCTAAACTTATTCCAAATGGACTTAAAGACTCAATCTATGCTGACCAAAAAAACGGCCGACCAAAAGAACATACGATAAATACTTCTCCTGAGAATAAAGTTCTAAAAGATGAAAACGGAATAAATATCCCCCAATGGAATAATCCTGATCCGGATATGTACAACTACGTCCCCATGGCAGAGGCAACCCTGAATGCCGGTGGTGGTTCCTTTGTTTTGTCAGAAAATACAACCGGCAGATATTATGCCTTCAGAAAAAACTTCCTAGCTGCCATTGCATCTTCTCCAAAAAACCTAATTCTTATGAAAGTCACCGGTGACTCCATGGAACCAAAAATTGAAGACGGAGATACTGTGATGATTGATATCGGCAAACGCCAATTGAAGAATGGTTCCATATATGCTCTTGGATATGACGATATCATCGTTATCAAGGAAATTGAAAAACTTCCCGATGGTAAAGCCCTGATTATTTCTAAAAATCGCAAAACCTATCCGCCCTATGAAACCGATATCCAAAACATTCGGATTATCGGCCAGGTCATATGGGCTGACCGCATTTTCGTTAAATAGTACTGTCTGAAATACCACATAAATCAGACATTGCGTTCCTCAAAAATCCCGAATATATTAAATTGAAATAAAAAATCAGGGTTTCCCTGATTGTATTATTAACAGTCCTTTACTATTAGGATATATGAAAATTATTTCAAGCTCACGATCAGCTAAATAATGGGTGGTATTTATGGGATTCTATATCAGAAAAAGTTTCAGGGCCGGACCTGTTCGTTTAAATCTTTCAAAAAGTGGCCTTGGTCTTTCCGCAGGCGTCAAAGGTTTTAGAGTCGGAAGTGGGCCAAGAGGAAACTACGTGCATGCAGGACGGGGTGGGTTATACTACAGGAAAAATCTTGGCAGCAATACAAAATATAGATCTACTTCTCAAAATTCAGCCGGATCTATAGGAATTGTAGGGGTAATAATTGCCCTTGTACTTATAATCTTTGTAGGTCAATGGTTTGTTGAAAACCCTGCTGTCTTTATTTTTATTGTGGCTATAGCCGCTTTAATCGCAGGCATTATGTTCTATAAAAAAGCCTCAAGAGACAAAGCGATAGCAGAGTACAAGAAAATATTAGATGAAATTTTTGTGTTAGAAACACTTGAATTTAATGAAGAAAAATTACAAGGGATAAAAAATAAATTAGTTCACGATCGCAAAGCTGAATCAGAAGAAATTGAAAAAAATGTTTACAAAT